ATGACAGATAATGAAATAAAATTAGTAATGGAATATATAAGTAATTATAAGGACGATACAGAGTTTTCTGGTGGTAAAACTTTAACTTTAGATAAAATAAAAAACGAAAATAAAGAGCTATTTGAATTAATTATGGAATACGGAAGTAAAGTTTTTTCAATAATGAAAAAAGAATACTGTGACAAATATGACATAAAACTAAAATATATGCCATGGAATCCTTTCCATATAGTAAAATGGAAACCCGAAATGTCTAGCGGACTACATTCTGATTGCCAGTACCCAGACGGAAGTCCATTAATGAAGTCTAATTATTATAAATTAAACATTACTGCATTAATATATCCAAATGATGACTATACTGGAGGAGAAATTGGATGGCCAGACTACGATTTAGAAATAAAGCCAAAGGCAGGCGATCTTGTTATATTCCCAGCCAATAATTATTATTTACATTATGTTAAAAATGTAGAATCTGGATTAAGATTTACACTTCCTACTTGGTATACATTTGATGTTGGGGTGGAAATTCCAATTGAAGAGTATATACCCGAAGCTTCTAAAAACTTATGGGTAAACGAAGGAGAAGACTCTTCACATTTGAGTCAATACTAATGAATCCAGATATAGAAAATAAAATTTTAGACAACATTTTGACTCAAGATCAAATTGATAGAATATATAAGGCTGTGGAAGTTTGTCCAAAAGATAAAATTAAAAACGATAACCCATGGGGACAAACAGTTTTTTATATAAAAGAATTTGATTCAAGATTTGATGGTGCGGAAGATATATTTAATGCTATTGAAGACAGGGTTGAGCAGGCATATGGAAAAAGAATGCCTATATTGGGAATACAATTTGCTAGGTATGATACAACCTCACACATAATGCCAAACTTAGACTTTCACATAGATTCAGTATTTAAAAAGCCAATGTTAACATTTGATATACAGGTTAAATCAACAATAGATTGGCCAATTATTGTAAATGAAAAAGAGTACAGCCTTAAAGATAATCAGGCATTAACATTCTCTGGAACCCACCAGGTTCACTCTAGAAAAAAAGTAGAATTTTCTTCTGATGATGTATGCGATATGATATTTTGCCACTTAGAGCACACAGATATGGAAGATATTGATAGAGAATTTAGAAAAACTATTATGAATTTAGTAAAAAAGGCAAGTAGAAAATAATGTTATATTTAAATGAGCTTGGGGTTGATGTGTTTATTAAAAAATACAATCATAAATTACAAGATTCATTTTGGAACAATTATGATTTAATTTTGTGGGAACAGGATAGTTCTGGATACTACAATGCTAATGGAATGTATCATAAAAATAATTGGGGTACACATAAAAAATTTACTGTAAACAAAAATGGATCATGGGGGTTGCCAAAACAATATGTCAAATATTTTAAATAGTATTGGTATTGATGAAGAAGATTTAGACTGGTGGCATCTTTCTATATGCAGGGGCATGGACACTAATCTATTTTATGAAAAATATGAAGTAGATGATAAAATTGCAAAAAATATTGATGAGGCATGCTTGGCTTGCCCTGTTATAAAAATGTGTTACAAAACTGGTGTTGAAAATAATGAGCATGGCGTTTGGGGCGGAGTTTATTTAAATTCTGGTTCTATAGATAAGCCAAGGAATATTCATAAATCACCAGAAGTATGGAAAAGATTAAAGGCAAAAAATGTACATTGATAAAAACAAAAATCATTTTAAGCATGGAATAAATCAATGGACTGGGGAACCAAACAAGCCAGTATTTTACACACCAGAAATGGCTAAAGCATTAAGAGGAATAACTAAACCAGTAAACAACTTACAAATGGATGTTGTTAAATATCCAGAATTTTTAGCATTAAGATTGTATGAAGACAATTTTATACAATTTGAGGGTACTAAAAAAGAAATGGTCATAGACTACGTATCAAAAGTAAAAAAATTGATAGAGTCATATGGAGTAAGATGCGAACTGGAAGGGGTTCCTAGTGAAAGAATATTACGATAGGGTATTGATTGTCTATATTCCAGAAGATGATATACATGGAACCGTTGAAAAATTAGGTGCTTTTGCGTCTAATGTTAAATATACAAAAGATGAAATAGAACATGAAGAGCTACTAGGGAATGAGGAGTTTATTATAATGGATGAGATAGTATTTACACACATAGAAGAGGGTGAAAATGGATAAAGTTCTTTGCTATTCATGCAATAAAACAAAAAACAAGTTAACTATGAAAAAGTCAACACTTGTTTCAATTAATTTACTTATGTGCGAGTCTTGCATACTTTCTAAATTTGAGCCAAGATGGTTAATTATATTAACTGGGCGCCAGCAGGGCGCAGAAGTAGTTAGGGAATTTGTTTTAAAAAGGAAGTATGTTGGACAAGAAATTACAGCTTCTGAGTTATTAATTTAATATACATTATACGGTATAATATGATATATAATGAATCTGGATCTGACAACTATAATTATTGCAATATCTGCAGCGATATTGTCTGGCATGGGTACGGCAATTATTGCTGGAATTAGCGATAATAAAAAAGAAAAAAATAGGCAAATAGAGCGTGAGCAAGACCATTTAAAAATAGAATTAAAAGATCTTAAAATAGAGCTCTACCAGTTAGAAAAAGAATTAACTGAGTGGAAAGATAAATACTATAGCACCCTTCAAGACCTTATTGTGGTCAAATCCGAACTTGAGAATGCCCTGAGAGAACTTGAAGACCTGGATTTTCCAGAAAAAGAGGGCTAGCCCTTCGAATTTATAAATAGTATACTAGTACTATGACAGCCGTAGTAGCTTTAATCCATGAAAACAAAGTCCTATTAGGGGGCGATTCTGCTGCGTCCGATGACAAAAGCGGTTTAATTTTTTGTAGAGTGGATCCAAAAGTTTTTAAAGTTGGTCAATACGGTATAGGATTTGTAGATAGTTTTAGAATGGGTCAAATATTACAATATAACTGGACACCTCCAATTTATAAGCCTACGGCTGGCTACAAAAATTTAGATAAGTTTTTGCGTACTAAGTTTGTAGAATCAATTAAAGAGGCATTTAAAGAACAAGGCTATGGTAATCAAACTGCAGGATCTACGGAAGACGGAGATGAAGGTGGAGTTTTTATCATCACAGTTCAAGGCTCAGGTAGAATATTTGTAATGGATACCGATTTTCATATTGGTGAAGCAGATGTTGCTTTTATGGCAGAAGGTGCTGGACAAGAGTTGGCTTTGGGGTCACTGTTTTCTACAACTGCTATTAAAACACCTCGTAAACGTGTTAGGATGGCCCTAGAGGCTGCCGCTAAGTTTAACATGTCTGTTAGACCACCATTTACAATAATTGAAGTTTAGAGTATAATAAACTATATGGACATTAATGATCTAAGACCAGAAAACAACAATATGTCAATGGATCTTAGAGGAACTCCAACTCACGTATGCCCATGCGGATGCTTTGTTTGGAATCTTAAAGTGGTGTTTGAAGATTTTGATATCTCAACATACTTTTTAGACATGGAATGCGCCAACTGCGGAAGCTTAGCAACCGCCCCTACACCAAAGGATAGACCAGAATGAGAAAGTCAGAAAGATTAAGGCTATTAGAAATGCAAATAATCAAACTAGAGTTTGAGATAGATTTGTTAAATAACATGCTTGCAACTCTTTTGGAAGCAAACAGCTTAGCTCAACCACAATTAGACGCTGGAAAATGGTATCAAAGAAGGTTAGACAAGAACTCTTGACATATATGCTACTAATTTAGTAGAATATGCATATGAATAAAAAACTAATAACTGCAAGTACAGCGGTAGCGATAATGCTATCCACCATGTTAATTACTGTAGAAGCTAAGGCGGAAACAAAAGCACCTACAGTAGCTGTTTTAGATACAGCACTAGATACTTCTTTGCCAATTTTTAAAGATAAAATTGTTTACGAAGTATGTATTTTGGAATGGGCCTCATGTCCAAATGGTCAAAAGTTTATGGAGGGTCCAGGATCTTCTGTACTGCCATCAAACATTATTTCTTCAAATGGTTTTGATCACGGAACACAAATGGCATCAGTTGCAGTAGCAACTAATCCAAATGTTAAAATTGTTTTTATAAGAATAATTGGAAATACCCCCTCTGGTACTCGTCAAGTTACTGGTGAGACTGGTGTATCTTTAGCATTAAAATGGGTATTAGATAATAAATCTCGTTTTAACATTCAAAGCGTTGCAATGTCTCAGGCAAACCATTCTATATTAACAAGCCAAACAGACTATTGCCCAGCAACACCAATGCTTCGTGGAGCAATATCATCATTAGTTTCTTCTGGAACCCCAGTATTTTTTGCAGCGGGAAACATGAGAGACCTTTCAAGATTATCTTGGCCAGCCTGTATCAATGATTCAATATCAATTGGCATGGCTGATCAATATGAGCAAATAGATAACTATTCTAATTTTGATAAAGATAGATTAGACTTCTATGCTCTCGGCAACATGAAGGTTGCAGTTCCAGGCGGATCAGTAAAAAATGCAACAGGCTCATCAATTTCAACACAGGTTGCTGCTGCTACATGGGCTGGCATTAAATATTCAAATCCTTCTTTAACCTATCAACAGGTTTTAGATATATTTAATAATAATTCAAAGTCAATACGTGGTGCTAGAGGGCAATATGGTAAACTTATTTCTAGCAATCCAAGCGTAATTCAGCCAAGTACACCAACAGTAGCAAAGCCAGTTACTCCAGTAACTAAAACTGCAGAACAGTTGGCGATTGAAGCAAAAGCTGCTCTTGTAATTCAAGCTAATAAAGCGATTGCAGATGCTGAATTAGCATATCAGGCCGAAATTAAATTAGCTGCAGATAAACTTGCTGCAATTAAATTAGAGTGGTCTAAAAAAATAAATGGCTAATATGACAGTATTAGAAGAAATTATTAAACAAATTGGCGAGGAGTTGTACCAGAAATGGTACAACGCCCTTGCTATTGAAGATAGAACAGAAG